CCGAGAGGTAGATATATAGGAGGAGTCGATGTTGTTGATGATGATACAATGAAAACAGCTAGAATATCTATGTTTTCTATATGGATATTTGATTTATGGAAGGATGTCATTTCTGCTGAATGGATAGGAAGATATCAATTAGCTGATGATAATTTTGCCATAGCTTTGAAATTAGGTGTATTATATAATGCAGAAATAAATTATGAGAATAAGATGAAAGGTATGTTTGATTACTTTAATAAGAAAGGTAAATTAAGATATCTTGCAGACACTCCTCAGATTTTAAAGGACATGGATTATATAAAAGATACTCAATTAATAGGTAATAGAGCCAAAGGAACCCCTCCAACAGATCAAATTAATGCCTTCGCTCGTAAGCAACAAGCAGATTGGATGCTTATGCCTAATGAAGCTAGAGAAGATATTTTAGGATTACATACAATTAGATCTATAGGTTATTTACAAGAAGCTGTAGCTTGGAATCTAGATGGAAACTTTGATAGAATATCATCTATGAATATGGTGTTTATTCTTCGCGCAGATAGATACAAATTAACCCAAATGAACAAGACTGAAGAAGAAGAAGTAGATGAATGGGAAAATGATTCGTTCTTCAGTAATTACAGTGCTCCCGTTAATAGCCTTTTAAACTTTTCATAGAAAAGTGTTATATTTGTAGAAACTTATAACATTACAGCTATGGATATCAAACTTCCTCCACAGAAGAAGACATATAAGCAAAAAACTAAGAAATGGAGAAAAGAGTGTGCTGATGCACTTGATACAGGAATTTCTTATCACTTTAATGCTAGTACACGTAGAACAGTTAGAAATAAATACATAAATCAAAATCTATATGAAGGGAAACTTGACATGCAAGATATGGTTAAGGTTTTGAATCCCGGAAATATGATAGCTGATTTTGTTCCTAAGCATATACAACATCAACCAATTATGGTGCCTAAAATAGATCTTCTGGTTGGAGAAGAACTTAAGCGACCTTTTGATTGGGCTGTTATGGTTGGAGATCCTACCGGAATTTCCCGTAAAGTAGAAGATAAAAAAGCTTTGATTGATAAAAGAATTAGTGAACTTATCGAAAATACAGAAAAATCTGATGATGATATTAAAACTGAATTAAATAAGTTAGGTATCTATTTTAGATATGAATGGAAAGATCTTCGAGAAGTAAGAGCATCTAAATTACTTCACCATTATTGGAAAGCACTTCAGTTTAAAGAAAAATTTAATGAAGGATTTAAAGATGCTTTAATAAATGGAGAAGAAATTTATCAATGTGATATCCAAGGAAATGAACCTACTTTTGAACGATTAAATAATTCCAAAGTTTATACTGTTAGATCTGGTTATTCTTCTAAAGTAGAGGATTCAGATATTATTATAGTGGAAGATTATTGGTCTCCAGGTAAAATTATTGATACTTTTTATGATCAACTAAAATCTAAAGAAATTGATAGATTATCTGAAGGTTATGTATCTTCTGACGGTAATTTTTCTCAAGAAGCTTATGCCCAAAGTTTTATTATAGGCGAACCTGGGGTTGAAATGATTGACGGATTATTAAGTGCAGTAGAGATAGGTGGAAATGAAATATCTAAAGTATATGTAGATAATAGCGGAAATGTACGAGTAATTAGAGGTTATTGGAGATCTCAAAAGCAAGTATTACGCGTTACTTATATGGATGAAGAAGGAGATCCTCAAACTAAAATTATGTCTGAGGAATATATTCTTGATGAAGGTAGGGGAGAAACTGCAGAAAAATTGTGGGTTAATGAATGGTGGGAAATGACTAAAGTAGGTTCAGATATTTATTTGTCTATGCAACCTAAACAAGTACAATATTCCAGATTAAGTAATCCTTCCAAAGGTCATCCGGGTATAGTAGGTGAAATTTATAATTTCAATCAAGGGAAATCTACTTCTATGGTAGATCGAATGAAGTCTTATCAATACCTCTATGATATTATCTGGTATCGAGTTAACAGAGCTATTGAAAAGAATTTAGGTAAAATACTTGAAATGGATTTGGCTAAAATGCCTGCTAAATGGGATGTCCACAAATGGATGAGCTTTGCTGTAGACTATGGTATCGGTTTTGTTGATTCTAGTAAAGAGATTAATAAAGGGCCTGCTCAAGGTAAAACTGCGGGTATATATAATACTACTGGTAAAGCTATTGATGTGGAAACCGGTAATTATATACAACAGCATATTAATCTTTTAGAATATATAAAAAGTGAAATGTCAGAGATTGTAGGTATTACACCTCAACGACAGGGGGCTATATCATCGCAAGAAACTGTAGGCGGTGTAGAAAGAGCTGTAATGCAATCCTCTAATAATACAGAATGGTGGTTTCAAAAGCATGAAAGACTTAAATTAAGGGCTTTATCTATTTTCTTGGAGACAGCCAAAATTGCTCTTAAAGGAAATAAATTAAAACTTCAACATATTCTCGATGATTTTTCAACTGAAGTTTTTGAAATTGATGGAGATGAATTTTCTGAAATGGATTATGATGTATTTGTTCTTGCGGAAAACCGTGTAAAAGAAATGGATCAAACTCTAAATCAAATGGCTCATGCATTTATGCAAAATGGTGGAAATATGAGCGTGGTTATGGATATTTTATTCTCACAATCTATGGCTGATAAACGTAAACGTGTTGAATTAGCTGAATTTGACAGAGCTCAACAAGAACAAGCTAAGCAAGAACAAGCAGCTAAAATGCAAGAACAAGCTCTTGCTGAAGCTAAAGAAGAGAAAGAAAGAGATCGTGAGGTAGATATGTATAAAACAGATGCTAATAATGCTGCTAAGATTATCATTGAAGAAATGAAGCAAGGTGGAGCAGATAAAAAATTAGATCTCGATGAAAGGACAAGTAGTAAAGACGTAATGTTACGTATAAAAGAACTTGAACAAGAGATGAAACAGCATCATGAAAAAATTCAAGTAGAAAAAAAGAAGGCTAGTATGAAAAAAGTTAGCTGATTTAAGAATAGTGAGTAGCTAAGGCAGCACAAATAGGTGCAGAAAAATTTGAATTCTTCACAAACTATTTGTTATATTTGCTCACACAAGTGTTGTTAATTTTAAAGAAAAACCATGGCAGGAGATGAAATATTAGACATGAGTATGTTTGACATGTCTATAGTACCAGACCCAGTTGAAGAAACTGTAGTAGAAGATAAAAAAGAAGAAATACAGGAATCTGTATTAGAAGATACAGAAACTGTAGAAGATAATATTAAAGATCTAAATCAGGCCGATGGTGAAAACCAGGAGACAGTAGGCAGTCAAGAGGAGGAGAGTGAAGAAGAGGAAGAGACAACTTCTGAAGAAACTACTGAGTCTCCTGCCAACTCTGATGATGAAGTTTTCAAAACTTTAGGAGGGTATCTCAAAGAACAGAACATACTCTCTTCTCTTGACACTGATGTTAATTCCTTAGAGGAACTTGCGGAAGCAGTAAGTAAAGAAGTCACAACACGTGAATTCTCTAATCTTACTGAATTACAAAAAGAATACTTGGAGGCATTGACAAAAGGAGTACCGGATGAATTAGTACAATCTCACTTGAAATCAACTGAGATCTATAATAATCTGACGGACGAGTTGATTGAAGAGAGGGAGGATATTCGTAAGGAAGTAATTGTCCAAGACCTTCTCGCCCAAGGTTGGACTCAAGAAAGAGCTGAAAGGCAGTATCAAAGAGTTTTCGATTTAGGTGAGAGTGTTGAAGAAGCCAAAATATCTCGTAATAATATACAAGATTTGGAAAAGAAAGCTTACGAATCTAGTGTCCAACAAATTGAGAATGAAAAAGTTGCTGCAGAACAAGCTAAAACAAAGCAACTTGAGGATCTGAAAAAGTCTGTGTATGGTACTTCTGAAGTATTTGAAACTTTTAAAGTTTCAGATAGTCTAAAAGATAAAGTACACAATTCAATGACAAAAATTGTAGGTTATTCAGATAGCGGAGTAGCTTTAAATGCGTTAATGAAATACAGATTGGAAAATTCTGTAGACTTTGAAACCAAATTATATTATTTATATGAACTTACAAATGGTTTCCAAGATATCAAGAAGTTTGTAAATAAAGCTTCAACTTCAGCTTCTAAAAAAGTTAGAGATGCAGTATCGAATTCTTCGATATTTAAGACTAATTC